TGAGGATATAGATGGGGTTAAAAGATCAATTTTATCAAAATCAAATGTAGATTTGAGTTCTTCCAGATATTGTTTAAATTGTGATTCAATTTCGAAATATTCTTTATAATCATCTGATAAATCAAAATTTTTTATTTTATCGAATACTGATTTTACCATATTATAGGATATAGTTGAACCACGTATTTTACTTGGAGTTGTTGTTTTTAAACTCATTTGTCTTAATGATTTATCATGATCTATTATGTGATGTAATTCACTGCGCAATTCATCTATATATGGAACGATATGTTCAATTTTATTGTATCTCTTTTGTATTGTTTCTATATCTATGCTTGGATATAGTAATCTTGATCGAAATAATCTTGAACCCATTGCAGTTGAACAACAATCGCAAATAGATAATAAACAATCATTTTTACCTCTATAATATGAATAATTATCAACAACATTTAATTGTCTTGAAGTGGTTGATGTTAAAATCATATAATCACGATCAATTACTTCAATTGGACGATGTATATTAGATAACATATCAATTTTATGATCACGTACAAAAACGAGTAAATAAACAAATGATAAACGCATTTCATCTCCACTTAATTCGAGTTCTTGAATAGGAGTTAGCATTGTTTCAGTTCTAAATATATCACTTAATAATTCATTTTGATAACTAGGTCTTCTATAAATAGTATCTGTGAAATGATTTATTCTATAAGGACAATTCAACCCCCAATTATTAACGATATCTTGTTCAGTTAATTCAAAGTTACGTGTTTGAAATATTGCTTCACTTGGATTGTAATAATGGATAAAACGACTTGTTTCACCTATGCAAAAATTATTGTCACGTGGTGAAACATAATGAATATAACTCTTACCTGTTGATAAATCTATTGAAGATATTCCAATTGTTAAATATTCACCAATTTTTTCAATATATATACTCATTAAATAATTATTTGTTTTATTTGTATATTCAATATCAGTTCCAGGTGATAATATTTGAGTAAAATCACGTTCTGCTTTTGCTCCTTTTGTTAATTGTTCAATCAAAACTGTTGTATAACCTCTTTCTAATAAATATCCAAAGTATTTATCTTTTGCAATTATTGGGAATCCTGCCATCAAGTATTCATAATTTTTATTTCGTTTAACACCTATATTTTCCATATTCAAAACATCATCATATAAATAATGTATATCTGGTTCACCAAGATTTTCACCTTCATAATAATAAATTTCAAAAAAACCTCCAATTTGAATTAAAACGACTGTATTTTCACCATATATCTTTTTGTATTTAATACAATAATTGTGATACTGGTGTAATATATCGGATTTCTCCATTATACTTATATATACATATAGGTAATGTTTTATATATAAATTAAAAAATAAGTAAGTCGAGATTATTTTTTACCAAATTCAAATACAAATCCTTCATTTAATCCCATTTTTTTTATAGTTTGTTCTCTTTTTGCTGATGTATCATGAAGTCCAACTGCACCCATTCTTTCTTCAAGTCCAGTAGGTGAACCTGGTTTATTTGAACTACTGGATGATGATGAACTCGAACTTGAACTTGAACTAGAACTAGAACGAGATCTTGAACGTGATCTGTGTCGTGGAGGTTTCTTAGGAGGTGAACGAGAACGATCTTTTTGTGCTCTTTTAGGTTGAGACGGTTTCTTTTTTGTTTTTTTCTTTTGGGGTGCTTCATTATGAACCTTTGCTGGTATTATAACACGAGTACTTCTTCTTTTTTTTTGTTCTAATCCCGTGGTTCTTCCCATCATTTCCTCTATCTCTTTTAAATCATCAACTAGTTGTCTTTCATCTTTTTTTTTTTGATTTTTTTTACGAGTTGCTTTTGCTTTACGTGTTCGCCTACTTGTTTCTTCTGTTTTCATATACCGTTTTAATTCTTTAAACTGTTCTTCTGGTAAAAGAGAGATTGCAGTTTTTAAATCACCAATAGATTCAGGTTCTTTTCCTTCCATTTTATATTATTATAAAGATAATAATTAAAAATTTAATAAATATGAGTAATAATTTACAACTAAACTCAACTCATGAAAAAATCAATATTACAGATAGTATATTAATGTATGGATATGTTTTAGTATTTATATGCTGTGGAATAGCATCTAGATTCGCATTTGGAATTAAAACAAGAAAATATAAAAAAATAAAATCTAAAGATACAATTTATGATGAATGTCCAATTTGTTTAGAATATTTCGATGATAATGACAAATTAGCAAGATTAAAGTGTGATCATGTATTTCACGTAGATTGTATAAAAAAATGGATACCAAGAGAATCAAGTTGTCCAACATGTAGAATAATAATTTAATAAACACATCCAAGTTTTTCGTAATATCTTTTCAATGCTATTAATTTTGATTTTTTTAAATCTTTTTTGTAATATCGTAAAGTATCATAAGGTATTTTATCAATATCACGGTTTATATAAATAAATCCGTGTGCAAGTGTGATCATTTTATATAAACTATTATATTATCTATAAATAAATATGTTAAGAACAATTTCAGTATTTTTATTGATAACTGGATTAATAATGATATCAATAGGATATGCACATCAAGTATCTCCAAGTGGTGAATTAAACCGCGAAATTGAATTTGTTCCAAGAAATGTATATGATCAATTAGAAAAATCGAATGTATTAACGACATAAACGATAATATTCATAATATCCACTTGTCAAGTTTTTACGAGTTATTTTACAAATATCGCCAGAAACACACAAAATCAAACGAGCAATAGAGTCATTTTGTTTTATAATCGGTAATTCATTTAATTGACAATTACATTTTTTTAATATATTTTCTATTTCTTCTGAACTTCTAACTACTTCATGTTTTGGAACTAAATCATGTTCAAGTAAATTTACTTGTAAACTATCTATATCAAATAAAAATCCAGTTCTAAAATGTCTAGATTCTAAATTTGTTTTTTTTAACATTTTATTTAATAATTTAAAATCATATAATTTTAATGATTCATTTAAATTATTCATAATAGTTTCATATGATTCAGTAATTTTTTCATTAATTATTAATATAATATTATCAAAAGGTTTAATTGTATCTGAATCATAAAGATCTATTATTTTTTGAATTACTGATTTATTAAATTTTGTTGATTTAGTAGAATTATATTCTGGAAAATTATAATAAAATACATGTAATTTAACTGAATCTAAAAGTTTATGATTTACTGAAAAATTACAAGATATAGCATTTCCAAGTGCAATAAAAGGATCGGTACGTTCCACTTGTATTGAATATAATTTGTCTAATTCATTCTGTGAATATAATTGTAAAGATGACGTATCATATTCTTTTGATAATAATTCATGTAAAACATTTCTTGATTTTGTGATTTTTTTGACGATTTCAGACATATATCTAATTGTAATAAATTAATTTTATATCATAATTCAAATTTATTGCGTTATTTAAAACTAATATTTATAATAATTATTTATAATGACAGATATAGTTAAATATGATGAAGTAGATTTCGAAAAATTAAGTATATCAAAACCAGAACGACAACGCGAATCATATTATAGTGAAATAAAATATGATAATAATCCTTTTTGTTTATTAACCTCTAAATTAAATATATCTAAGAAATTAAGTGAAATAGATAATCGTAATCCATATGTAGAGTTTGAAATATCTAAACAAAATTTAGATTTTTACCAAATGATGAATGATTTAGATGAAAAAATAGTTAGAACAACATATTCAAATAGTATGGAATGGTTTAAACAGCGTATTCCATTAGAAGTTATAGATGATATGTATAAACGATTAACAAAACCATTATCATTAAAAAAGAATCCAAAGATAAAATTCAAGTTTCCATTTATTCGTGAAACAAATATGTGTAAAATATACAATCAATATAAAGAATTTATACAACCAAGTGACATCATCAACGATACGGATTCTATATGTATAATACATATTCGTGGTATTAAGTTTATGAAACAACAATATATATGTGATTGTTATATTAATCAAATGAAAGTTTATATTCAAAGAAAAACAAATTTCAAAATTCCAGATGAATGTTTAATTGAAGATTCATTTTATGATTCTTCGGATGAAGAAATTGTGGATGATATTGCAATTCGTGAAATAAGTGAATCGCGGAGAATTTTAATTGAACAAAGAAAACGTGAAATTGAAAAAATGTCTGAAATACAAAGAGAAATTGATAATCTCGAAAAATCTTTGAACGATTAATTTATAATTATTTTTTTTATGTTTTATATATATATAATGAATTGCGATCAGATTATATATTTAGGAATATTTGCCATTGTTGCCATATATTTGTATCAAAATGTGTTAACGCCTTCCAGAGTTGAGTTTTTCACGCCTGGTGAAGCATCTGCACCACCCCCTTCAAGACCACAGACCAGAGGTCCTCCTAATCCAGATGCTGTTGCAAGAGCAAATGCAAATGCTGTAGCAGTTGCTAATGCTCAAGCGCGTGCCAACCGTGCCAATTCTGTAGAACCTCCATCTGATGCTCCAGTTGAATCTCCAGGGTCTGAAGTAAGAGCATCTGAAAAATTAGGAAAAAATGAAATGAGTGCACCAGTTCAATTTAACAGAACCCCAAGCAGTTGCTATCCTCAAGAATCATTAACTGCTAAAGATTTATTGCCAAATGATGAATCTGCTAATATTACTGAATTTAATCAAAATTACCCTATCGGTCAAGGTATCTTGAATGGCATTAATTTCTTGTCTAGTGGTTACAGCATTGGTGTTAATACAGTTGGTCAAAGTTTAAAAAATGCTAATAGACAATTAAGAAGTGAACCCCCTAATCCTCAAGTTTCTGTTAGTCCATGGATGAACTCCAGTATTGGTCCGGATCTTTTAAGACGTCCTCTTGAAGTTGGTGATTCTTGTGGCGCTTCTGCTTAATTTTATTTAAAAGTAATTTGCTAATATTATAAAAATGACAAGTAATTTTAAAGCAAATCCTTATAATTCTTTAAATGTTCTTATTAGAGATATTGATATACACAATATATTCAAACAATTTGATTTAACAATTGATATTAAAAATATTAATTTATACCAACGTGCTTTTAATCATAAATCTTATTGTGATGAGATTGATTATAGTGAATTTACTAATGATATAGATGCATTACCATTAAGAAAAGAATCTTATGAAAAAATGGAATTTTTAGGTGATAGTATATTAGGTTTTATAACATGTGAATATATTTATTCAAGATATACCGAAATATATGGATGTGATGAATGTTTTTCTACTAAAATGAAAAATAGATTGGTATGTGGTGAAAATTTATCTTTTTTATCTAAGTCAATTGGATTTGATCGTTTTATCATTATATCTAAACACGTTGATTCTAATTGCAATGGACGAAATAATAGTAATATATTAGAAGATGTTTTTGAAGCATTTATTGGAGCAATATATTTAGATACAGGTGATATTGAATTGACACGTCGTTTTTTAATCAGTGTATATGAACGATATGTTGATTTTAGTGATATTATAATACGTGATACAAATTATAAAGATGTTTTAATTCGTTATATGCAAAATACATTTGATATGAGACCTAGTTATGATATATTTAAAAGAGATGATCGATTTGAATGTAATGTTTTACGAGACAATGATATCATTTCAAGCGGTTCTGGTCCAACTAAAAAGAAATCTGAACAAGATGCATCACGCAATGCTTTGATTAAGTATGGAGTTATAAATTAAAAATCCCTATAATATAATATGAGTGAAAAAATTGTAAAGTTAAATCAAAAAATATCTAATATTATTCATTTATTTTTTGATGGTGAAGTTTATAATATTAAACGAGATAGATTAAGTGAAATTTATAATGATCCTAAATTAAATCATGATTATGATATTATAAGTGAATCTGAATTTAAACAATTAAAAAAAATTATACGATTAAATAAAAAGGAAAATGTAAGAATTGTTGTCCAAGATTCTACTATACCATCTCCAGAGTCAAGTGAATCTGAAAAATCAGTTTCAAGTGAATTATCTAATGAGGAATATGTAAGTATTCAAAGAAAAGCATTTGTTGATTGGGTGAATCGTGATTTTTATAAAGATGTTACAGAAATTGATGATGAGTTTCGTGTATATCAAAGATTTGTTAAAGGATATTTATCATTAAATACACCTTACCGTGGATTATTAGTTTATCATGGATTAGGTACAGGCAAAACAGCAACGGCTGTTACAACTGCAGAAGGGTTATCAGTTAATATGGAAATAACTACATTATTACCTGCATCATTAGAATCTAATTTTATAGATGAAGTAAAGAAATATGGAAATGAAATATATAAAAGAACTATATATGATACAAATGAACGACTTTTTGTAAATGATAATAATTATATATTTGTACCTGAACGTGAGATTGTTCGTGATAAAAAGTTAAGAGAAGTTTTATATAATGATTATAAAGTATCACCTGAAATTATTGAAAAAATACATAAACGAGTTCAAAATCGAACAAAACAAACAGTTGATCGTGGATTTTGGTGGATTTCTGATAATCCGGAAAGAGATAAATCTGAAATAAAAACTATAAGTGGTAGAATAATTATTGATGGCAAAAATACAGATGTGGAATGTGATCGATTAACAACAACAGATAAAATATATATTGATATACAATCTGATTTTTTAATAAAATTAAAGTATAATTTTATTCATTATAATCCTTTTCCTAAAGTCAAGTCATCCACTATTAAAGAGTTTATTGAATCAAAAGATGATATAATTATAGAAGATGATGTTGAAACAAAAACAAATAATCAAAAAATAGTAAAACGATTAGAAACAAAATTACGAAATAATGCAAAAAATCATCATATAGATTCACCATTTTATAATGAAGTAATTGTGATAGATGAAGTTCATAACTTAGTAAGACAAATTGTAAATAATAGTGGTCCATCAAGAACATTTTATAATTGGATTTTAAATGCAAAAGATGTTAAATTAATTTGTTTATCTGGAACTCCTATCATAAATAAACCATGTGAAATTGCAGTATTATACAATATGATACGTGGTATTACAAAAAGATATAATTTTACAATTAAATTAGATGATATTACTGTAAATCGCAATGATATACAAACTAGATTAAGAAAGATATTTTATGATAGAAAAGAATTAAGAGAAACATTTATGTTGAATTCATCTCCTATTTATCAACTACAAGTATTTGAAAGACGTGGTAAATTAGTTGTGTCATTTATGGAACAATCTACTAATTTTGATTCCGTATTGAACCCTGATAATAATATAGTTTATACCGTTAAACGAAATAGTCACGATTTTGATGATTTTATAGACGTAATTTATGTAGGATTACATCGAGAGTTTAAACCAGATTCAATCGTTCCAAGTGAATCTACTTTTAAAAAATTAAGTGATAAAGAAAGAATAGATATAATTCGTGGAAATCGAGTTGAGTTTGATACAGATGTTAAGATAGATTTTAATGTTTTTGAACCATTATTTACTATTAATTTTGACAATAAACGGGTTGATTTAACTGACAATAACAAATTTATGAGTTATTTTTTTGATGAAACACGTGAAATACCCACAAGACAAAGAGTATTATTAAAAAGAATGTTGATGGGATTAACCTCATATTATCCTATTGATAAACGAGATATTGTAAACATACCTGAAGTAGTTGTTCCAACCGACAACCCAGAAAGATATAGTGATTATACAATAGCAAAAACGATAAACATAGAAACGTGTGTCATGAGTCAAAAACAATTTGAAAAATATGAAAGTGCATGGATGAGTGAGCGTGAACGCAACATCCAGTTCAATCGTAAATCTATGTATTCTACTGATAATTTTGATTATAACATAAATACACGTCGTGTTTGTAATATGGTTTATGATAATGATACATTTAGAACTATTGATCGTAAAACAGATAAATCACAATATTTATCTGAAAAAGAACGTGAATATACAAAATTGTCAGACGATTTAGTTATCAATCGTGGTTTACAAACATACTCTCCTAAATTCAATCGTATATTAAACAATATACAAAAATATATCAAAGATGGGATATCTACTGGTAAAATATTATTTTATAGTGATTTCAGAGCAGACGCTGGATCTGAAATATTTGAACGAGTGTTACAAGCAAATGGATACGCTAAATATGATGGTAAAGAGATGTCAACTAAAAGACTTAGATATACATTTATTACAGGAGAAGAAAAGAAACGAGATATACAGAAAAACTTAACTGCATATAATCAATCTGATAATAAACGTGGTGAATATATTCAAATAATGATAATATCAAGTGCTGGTGCTGAAGGTATATCTTTATATTGCGTGAGACAAGTCCACATATTAGAACCATATTGGAATTATGTTAGAATTAATCAAGTATTTGGACGAGCAATACGATTAAAATCACACGTTGAATTACCACCTGATGAAAGAACTGTTGAAGAATATCTATATTTATCAGTCTTTCCCAGTGGAGATAATGTAAAACAAATATATGAATCATTAACTAAAATTGACACATGGATCAATTTATTAAGTGGAATCAATCCAGATTTGATTGATACTGAAAGAGATTTATCTGAAAATCACGGTGAAGTATATGATACTTTAAGTCGCATTGTTCGTGTTAAAACTGAATCTATTACCAGTAAATCTGTTGGTGTTACAATAGATCAGAAAATATTTGATATCATGGAAGATAAAAACAGCATTGCAGAAGAATTAACAGATGTTATAAAAGAATCATCTGTAGATTGTGTGGAAAATACAAGAGATGACGTTAATATTCACAAAAATTGTGTTCAGTTTGATGAAAAACTTCAAGATGAAGTTGCATATTTTCCAGGATTATCTGCAGATCGTTTAAGTGAAGTAGATCGAACACAATTAAAAGCAAAATATAGTTTTTTTATCAATCCAAATATTTATGTGGTTTCTGCAGTATTAGATAAACGAAATATATTTGTTTATTATCGTTTAAATGACGCACAAGATAGAGATATAAGATATATCAAAGAAAACGGGAAAGAACTGGGAACTATGGATGTGGACAAATCTATATTTTATAAAAATACTCAAGATCACGAATTGGATCGTGAGTTTGAACCAGAATTAAAGATATACCGTGAAATGTATAGATTAAGTGATGAGATAATTGATAATATTACAGATCACGAAATATTTCCAAGATTATCAGAAATAGTTGATAGTGATATCTTTGGATACAAATTAAAATATTCAAAAACTTCGAGATATTATTTTTATGAAAATACAAAAAAACCGATAAAACGTATATATGATTTTGATTTGGTTGAAAATCGTAATTTCAATACAACAGATTTGACTTCAATTGTTGTTTATGATAAAAGATTCTATGAATCAGTTAAAGATTGATTAAGACCAATTCAAACTTTCTTGAAAATTATCACATATATATGTTTTTTGTAAATCTCTCATACCATTTAAATTAGTAATACATTCAATATATTTTTTTATATTAAATTTATTAGTGCATACATTATTAGCACACACATCATTATTTCGTATGTAACAATCATGATTTTTTTTACATTTAATAATCGGACGATTTTCTTCTTTTTCTCCACCAACACTCAACCCATTCCCCCTCATCATACGACCGACCAAGAAACCTAAGACAAAAGCGATTAAGCATTTGAGCATTTGATCTTCAGACATTTATAATATATATATATATTTATTTTGTGAAAATTAATAAGTTTTGTAAATTTGTATTTTTAACTCTAACGACTTTTGATTCTGTTTCATATTCAATATCAAATGTTGCTCCTACGGTTATAAAACTATCCTCAATATTTACTATATCACCTATCTGGTATAAATTTTTTTGATCTAATGATATCTTATTATCAACTACATCAACTTCAACTATATCAGGTTCAATGATAGATCGATTAAAACGATTTGATAAAACAATATTAACAGTTTCAGTTTCGACATAATCTACGTCTCGGTCTAGTGGTATGTAAATACCCATTTTTCTATGATTAAATATATATGTTCTTTCACATATTATATCTGTTTCATACTTAAACTCAGGAATTGTTAATTTAAGAATTGGTAAACTAAAATATATATTTGATTCAATTGGTAAAATGACACGGTTCAATTGTTTAACAGATTCTTTCAATTCAACTACATAATTGAAACGATTTGATCGTTCATCTAAACGATTCATTGATGATATGGTAATACTGGTTTCATCTTCTGAAACATCTGAAATAATAGGTTTGACTATACTACTTGTCTTTTTGTCTATTAAATCTTCAAAGTTCATTTCTGGTGTATCGTTAGATAAACTTGAAATATCAGTTTGTTTTGATTTTACTGCATTAGGTGTATCATTATTTCTTTGTTTGATTAAATCTTCAAAACTCATTTCTGGTAGTTCATTTTTTTCAAGTAAACTAGGTAGTTCTGTTGATCGCATTGGTGTATTCAAACTTCTTCTTGGTGGAATTGATGGTGGAGGTGTTTGTTGAGATTGTATTTCATTAACAAAATATTGCACATGATATAATATTAATTCACGATTTAGTTTTTCTAATGTATCGTTTTCAGATTTAATAAATATATTTTTTAATTGATTATTGTATACATTAAAATTATTTGGTTCATTTTTAATAGATTGTCCTGTTTTTCTTTTGACTAATGTATCAATTAAATCATATATGTGAGTTGTATTTTTTTCTGAATGATATTGATCATATAATGATGTTGCCATTTAATTTATAATTTACATTTTTGTTTAAGTATTTTTCTTTTGTATAACAATATTTTGGATATTTTCATAATCTCTACGATTAAAATTGCCACGTGTTCTATATTCACGTTCTTCTTTTTCAATTATATTATTACTTGTTTCTAAATTTTGCAATATTAAATCACTTACATTCTGTGATAGTTGAATACGTGATTGATCCACATTGTCTGCTTTTAATAATTCATATGGGGTTGATTTTTTAAGGTGTTCATGAACTGGCATAATACCTTGTGCTTGTGGATTATATGGTTCTGGGAAATGGAACTCTTTTTGTTCAAATGGAACGAGCATGTCATATTTAGGAAACATAAACTCAAAACGTGTCGTTGCTATCTCTTCAAGTGTTGGAAAATATGGACAATTTTTATCATCTAATGATGTTTCTCCTGTATTACTATCAATTTCACTCATATATTATTAGTCAATAAAAAAGATTTTTCTATATTTCTCTATATATTTATCTCCTTTTTTATTTCTTATATATTTCATAAAATCTCCATTTTGTATCATATATATTAAAAAATGTAAACAATATATTCCACATTCAGTCGAACCACTTTGATGGGGGCGATCATTTTGTAAAAATGTAAATGTTATATTGTTTTTTTTTCCTTGTCGTTTTATTCGTTCAACTAAATCCATTACCTCTTGTGGAGGATCACTTCCTGCAGAATCATGAAAGTAAATACAAGGTCTATCGAGATTTTTACCTTTACAATCTATATACATACTAATCCAGTGTTCACCACTTTCATCATGGTCATCTGTATTAAATACAATTGCTATTTTTGTTTTATTCTTTTTCAATAATTTTGATAAATTGAACCGACATAATTTATTTGGAAATTCACATTTTGCAAAATCCATGGGAATTGCCCCACAATAATATAATGATTTGTCATCTTGTTCATATTGTTTCATTACCTCATCTATGTCAGTAGTAGTTAACCAAGTATTATAATTGGTACTCCATTCATCTGGCATTTCTGGTCTAAAACTTTCGCGAAATCTTTCTAATTTAGATTTAGACAGTTTATCAATTATATTATGCATATCTAATAATTTATGTTCTGGTTTTTTTAGTTTCAAACATATTTGTTTTTGAACTACTTGAGGACACTGCTTTAAATCAATCCCAGCGTTCATTTCGGTGTTAACAATACGACCTATATCAATTATAATATCATCATCCATACAAGAATAAGGATTATCACTATCTTCTGGTGAACATTTTGTTTTATCAAACATATAATATATAAAATATATTTTATGTTAAAAATAGAAATAAATAAATATTTATAAGTTTATAATGGATGATTTACAATTATTGGCAGATCAAACTAAAATTAAAAGAGAAAAATCAGTAGAAGAATCAAATACACCACAAGATGATAATGATGAAATACTTGAAATGTTGAAATCACGTTTAGAATTAGGAAAAACACGTTATGGACACGGAGTTGTAGTCGATCAAAATACTCAGGATTTTGGAACAAAAGATGATGATTGGGAATTAATGGCATTAGAAGAAATGTTGGATGGATTAATTTATACAACTGCATCAATTATTCGGTATAGACGAAAAAAAAATTTGAATACTGATATATAAAAATAAAGTATATATAAATTATTAAGATGAAAACAATTCACTTAATTGCTTCTGATTTAGCAAAATTAACAGGTCATAATACTTATGAACCACTTCAAAATACAATTGATAAAATACTTGTAAGAAACAATTTATCATCTAAATATATACCAAAATCTAATTTAGAACAACAATTATTGGGATTATCCTCTGATGAAATACTGAAAATGAAAATGGAATTAAAAGTTCGTGAAAACGCTACGGTAACAGATATGGCACAAGCAATTCAAAAAAAGTTTGTTGCTACTGCATATAATACAAAATTATCCGAAACTCAATCAAAACAAATAGTAGATCAAAAATTAAAGGGTTCATTCTCACAATTGAGTAAATCTATCAAGCAAGATTTAAGGATGACACGTGGAGTTAAAAAAGAAACCAGTAATTTAAATACGATACAAAAAAAAACCGGTTCCAAAATTGGTCACCGCAATTCAAAACTATATCAAAAAATACTATATCAAAACGACCGTTTTGAAATAAATATTCGTGGGAAAGTAGATGGTATTGCAGATGATTATATAGTTGAATCAAAAAATAGAACCAGTCGTTTATTTAATACACTAAGACCATATGAACGTGTTCAATTAGAAGGATATATGTTTTTGACAGGATTAAATAAATGTATGCTAACAGAACATTACGATGATATATCAAATACGATTCATTGTATTCATGATGAATTATTTTGGATGAAATGTGTTGAAAGAATTGTTGCATTCATAGAAACGCATATTGCAGTTAATATTTAAAATCATATCACTTACTATTAATAAATGGATATTTCTCAAATAAGAGACGAATTAACAAAATCAGTAAACAATATAGTAGATGAATATTCTAAAATAGTCCAAACAAAATTCGATAATATAGAAAGTCTTAATCGAGATTTTTCTTTTGTAAATAATGAAAATACGAGTTTAAAATCACAATTATCTGAACGAGAAAATGAAATACGTGATTTAAAAAAAAAATGTCATGAATACGAACAAATGATAAACAAACAAGGTCAACGAATAACAGAAATGGAAGAAGAACAATTATGTAATGACAAAGTGTCTATTGTAAAACTACAAGCAAAATCACTTGGAGAGAAAGACACTCATATTGAAAGATTAGAAACAAAAATAAAACAATTAACAGAACGACCTTCAATAAAACCAGTTATCAGTGAACCATTATCTGAACCTAAAAATGAAATAGTAATTGAACAACAAGAGACTGCAAAACCGGAATCAAGTGAAGAAGAAGACATTCAATTAAAATCTATTAAATACAAAGGAGAACGATATTATATTATTGTTGGAGAAGATCCACAATATGTTTACAATATCAAAGATGAAGGTGAAATAGGTGAAAAACGAGGTGTGAGAACACCTAAATCAAAAGGTAAAGGATATGATTATGATTTTACAATAGGAAATGAATCTGATAAATAATTAATTTTTATGTTTTGATTTAGTTTTTTGTATCCTAGTACCCATCAGAATTTTGTTCGCAACATACAAATTCATTGCATTTTCCTGATGTTCCTAATTTACATGGAATACCACTTGGGTCAAGTTTTTTTTTGCTTCCTGGTGGACATTTAAAATTGGGGTGGTTACATGTATCTTCTCCATTACATTCATAATAATTATGTTTTGGATCATCACCTTTTATCTGAGGTATAGTTCGATTAATTTCACAAGAATAAGCGTTTGGAAACCTCGGGTCTGGCACGTCCCCACAATCTGGAATTCTACCACCACTTTCCTGATTTGAGTTCCATACCACTTTATCTGGTACTCTATTCGGTGGATTATTACCAATATTGTCCCATACCAAATTACATCCTAAACTATTACTAGCATTGCTTGTAGAGACATATTGTAATTTACTATTCTTGGTATCATCTTTAACATAATCAAAGTATTGTTTGCAACACGCTTTAGTTCCCCAAATTGATTGTCCCCCAACTCTAAATCCTCTGCGACAATCACACTGTTTCAAATATATCAAGAATATTAAAAATAACACAATTCCGAGTAAAATCCAATGTTCCATTTATACTATATATAATATTTTTTTTTAGGGAAATTATATAATTATGATTTTACAATTAGAAATGAAACAAATATTTAAAATATATATATGTTAATATTTTTTTAATAATTTTCTCATTTGCTATTTATATAGTGGATATAGTAGGTTTAAACACATCTATATTCATGGTGTTGTATAATTTATAGTATTTGATATTAACATTGAGGTTCACTGTTGTCGCGTAACCACTGTTGTCACTTAACAACTGTTGACTAGTTTCAGTACCACCAGTCCATTCACAAGACATTACATCATTATAATATTTAACCTACGTTTCTAGTAATTAACTAACTATATTAGACCTATTAAACATACATCATTGTCCACTGTTAGTTAGGA